TAATATTCCGTATCTTGAATCCGTAGACATTGTAGCAAGATTGACTGCTTCGGCTGAGGACATAAATGAAAACCCTGATCGACGGTTTTTAAGGTAGCACATTCCATAGCATCTGTCATCTGCTTTTGTAGCTTCCCAAAAGATAAAGAATAATCTGTTTGCTTCTCTAAAATCTGGTTTCCCAACATCAATCTTGGACCACTGCAAGTACATATAGTGAGTGCCAGTAATATAGGTAGGATTGTTTTTATTAATAAACCAAAAACCTTCTTCCCTGTAAGTAAATTCTTTATCGATGTAATCATACCATTGTTCTTTAAAATCAGATGGATAATCTTCCCAATCAAATATTGTTTTTATTTTTTTAAAGGCTACTGGTAATTGTTTTCTTTCCCACTTGTTATTGCCTAAAGTTTCAACAATTTCAGGTTTTTCTGGTAATGCTATTTTGAGGTTTTGAATTTCATATATTTCACCTACCTTGCCCGTCTTAGATATAACCACCATATCGTGGTCTTCGTTATATCCATACTCCCACTTATTATACCTATTCATTCGTTTAAGAATCTTAGGTTTAACGTGGTTTTTTAATACTCTATATAGATCTTGTTGATACATTATTTCTTAGATCTTCCTTCAGCAAAACCTTTAAAAGACTTTTCCTCTTTAGCCTCTTTAGGTATTTCGTTTATAATATTTTCCTCTTCTTGAATTCTTTGCAATATCTCGAACGCATCGAATATAGCTAGCTTTTTTGTAGCTGCAGCATTTTTTAATCTATCTGCCGTGATATCATCTCCTGAATCAACGATAGCTTCTTTAGCTACTTTGATCAGTTCCTCAACTGCGACTTGCCCAGCTTGGATTATATTCAACTTCGTTTCCTTGATGTTCATATTTAATTACAATATCATTAGATTTCATACAATAAAGACGTTGACCGTCTATTAAAAAATCCCATTCACCGTTAGGTGTATAACCTACAATGTCTCCAGGATTTATTTTAAGCGCTTCTAACGAGCTATTACCTATTTTAAGTATACCAATAAGCTTTTGCTCTTTATCGTTCGTTAGAATGTCTTCATTTTTTAGAGGCATTACAAAACATCTGTCTCCAAATGATTTCCAATCCTCTGTATTTTTATACAAATATATTTGGTCTACAGCACAGAAATATAAATCATCTTTAAAATATGATCTACTGTTTTTTTTAACACCTTTCATGTCATAGAATACTCTAAAAACATTATGGTGTATTACTATTATATCTCCTTTTTTAATATCTGTTCTAAAAGCCTTCGGTGTTTCAACTACAACTGCTAAATTGTTAACAGCTTTGAAGCTTTCTATTTTAGTGTTTAAAACTAATGTTTTGTCACCAAGCTTTATTTCGTTTTGGTATCTATCACCTAATGGTTTGATGATAAAGTCGTATAAACTTTTCATTAATATTCTAAATCATACTCAACGGATATTGCCATGTGAGAATTAAATTTCTTCCATGGCATTACCTCGTTATTTTTCTTTATATGAATATTGTAAGAACTATCAGATTCGTCTAGAAGTATATGTGAGATCTCGTGACCGCCATAAACTTGTTGACCTACAGAATAATGCATAGCATCATTTTTGTAATCTGAACCAATACTAATTTTTCTTACAATTGAAGACATTACTCAGCTACTTTAAGCTTAGATTCATCTTCAATCTCAGTGTACTCACCAGTTTTAAGATCAATAGACACTGCGCCGTATTGCTCTTCTAGTTCAGCTTTAAACTCTTCAACTTTTTTATTTACCTCAGCTACATCATGTAGTAGACCGTGTTTTTGAGTTTCAATAACACCAATTTGATTCACTAATCCAATTAGTTTTTCTTGGTTTTCGTTTGCAGTTTTTAACTGCTCTTCCGTAATCTTTGACATTTAATTTAATTTAATTGTTTATTTTAATATAATTACTTGTATATTAATTATTTACCTGCTATTAAATTAGTAACAGTTGTTGCATCAGATAAAACATAATCTACAACTACTGGAAACCATTCTCCTTGAACAACATTTGTAAAGGTAATAGCTTGCGCTACTGTTGGTAGTCCGACTGTTGCTTCTATTCTAAATGTAGCACCAACGCCAGGATCCGCGCCTTGAGGGTCTATAGTAATTATAGCTCCACTTAAGTAACCCGTACCAGCTGTATTAACGGCCACTGTTTGAACAACTCCCACTACAGCTGTAAAGTTAATAGTTAAACCAGTACCGCTACCACATATTGTATCAATATTAAATCTAGCATCTTCATAACCGGTTCCCCCATGCCCAGTGAATCCAGGTGAAATAAAACCAGTTATAACACTTGGCCCTACAGCACCTACTGGTATCACTTGAAGGTTACCAGGAGCACTAGTTCCTACGTATATAATAGAACCGTTTAAAGAATCAGCCGCGGTTAAATTAGCTGCTAAAATAGGAGTTACTGTTTGAATGTCATTTGTGATAAAATCAGGTTGATTACCAAATTGTCCCATAATTTTTTTATTTATTTATTACTTATTGATTTATATTTCTCAAACCCACGTGAGCCAATATAAGCTACGTATACGGTTGTTAATAGTTGTTTTAATAATTCTATCCACTCCTGTTCTACAGTAAAAGATATTTCGTGATGACTATCAACCCATATAAAGGCTACGGCCATAAACGATAAGAATATAAGCGCCATTGGGCGCGTGTTTTTACTAAGCCACGAATCAGATGTCATGTCAGATTCCCAGCGTTTACTTATTTGGTCTTCTGCTTCAGCAGAGGCATTCTCAACTATTACTTGGATCTCCTTCTTAATTTGAAGCTTCTCCTCTTCTGTAGTTGTTAGTTTATCGATTACATCGCCAACGTCTTTTATAACGTTACCGCTTAACCATTCCCAAATTTTTTTCATTTATGATTTTCTATAAGCTTCAGCTTCCCAAGGCAAATTCTTTGCCCCTTCTTCCATATCAGCTCTTGAATATGTTTTACCTTTCCAGTAGACGTTATTGTCGTCGTAATCTAAATCACCCCGTTTCATTTGATCTAAATGAACTTTCTCGTGAGATACTACGTCGTCTATTTGGCTTGGGTCTAAATCTTTATTAATGATTATAGTACCATTATTATTAGCTTTACCCATTACACCGTCTTCCATGTCTACGCGATATATTGGTGTGTTATCGCAATTGTATGGAGGGTTTTGAAGTTTGAAAGCCATTTGTTATTGTTTGTAAGGAAATATTTTATTTAATGCTCCTTTTCTAGCAGCACAACCACATGGGACATTTAGCCCCTGGTTCATTGTGTCTACAATTTTTTTAATACCAGTAGCTTTAGTAAACTTCTCTACGCTGTCTCCTAAACCTGTTGATTTCATAAATTACGGAGTGTAAATACAAATTGTGTATTGTGCAAAAGTTGCAGCTTGAGTAATTACAATACGTCCTTGAGCTCCTGATTGAGCAGCTGGTGTTTGCAATAAAGCTGGTACTGCACCTAATGTAGATACTACACCTCCTGGATTAGCTGTTAAAGCCGCGTTAATTGCATTCGTTACATCTAATTCTCTTGAAGCTGATGTAGCTCCTCCACCTGCGCCACCTGTTACACCTGGTAAAGCTATTGTGTAAAGTGAACTTGCAGTAGAATCTGTTTTTAATATTACTGTTGTAACGTTTGCTGCGTTTACCACAGACTGAATTCCTGCAATTTTATTAATTGCGATTAATGTTTCAATGCCATCTCCTGCTACAGGACCTGCATTTACTTTTAAAAAATTTGCCATTTTTGTTAGTGTTTAAGTTAGTGTTAGTGTTAGTGTTTGGCTGAGGTTTGTACAGTCCTCTCTGTTTTATTTATAATCTTTTTTTCCTGGCTTTGTTTTAGACTTATCTCCTTTATTACCACCTAATACAACTCTGTCGTACTTATGCGCAGGAGATCCTTTCATTTCAGCTGGCGAAGCTTCAATTTTAGCTTTTAATGCTTCTGGTAAATTTTCTTGTTTTCCTACTAATTCTTTCTCCATAGGAGATTCCATCTTAGGTGCCATACTGTGCCCTTTAGCCAGTGGACTTGATACGTGTTTTGACATCCAAGATCCTCCGCTAGCGCGTTTGTCTATTGGCATGTCTCCTAATAAATCTTTTTTTTCTTGTGCTGCATAACCTTTATTTTGGTTCTGCACTGGTGTTCCGTAAGCCATTTTTTTTATTTTTAGTTAGTTAGTGTTTTTTTTCGTCGTATTTTAAATCACCAGCTAATCTAGAAATATGCTTTTCGTCAGCTGTCATTTTTTCATCGCTATGACCGTGCTTGTTATCATAATCAACATCTTCTTTAAGATATTTCATATGTGCTTCGTCATCTCGTTTAGTAGCTCCCATGTTAGATGAAGTTACTCTTGACCATTTTGCGTTTCCGCTGTACTCTCCGTAATGTCCTTTATGTCCCATAATTATTGATATGTATTTCCTACGTTAAATCTACTTGATAAGCCCGGTTCAACTCTTTCTTCTATACTTTGTTTGTCAGTAAGACCAGTGTTTTTTTTCATTTTTGCTTGCAAATTAAATGGATCATTTTTATCACCAGTTGTGGTAGCTCCGATTCTTTTAAGTGCTTTCTTAGTGTCTTCAACTGACAACCCAGTGTCTTTGACTGAAGGTTTTTTAGGACAAACAAACTTAGCTCCGTCTTTATCGAAATAATATTCAGCACCTTGTTCGCACTTTGAAGTTTTAGGGCCTAGTGCACTTATAGTTGCACTTGATATTTTATCTTGCATTCTAG